GACCTTCTCTGTGCTTACATCAGCACTCCAAAGCCTTCCATACGCACTTATAACAGTATTTCCTAACTGGGCAGTACCTGCGTATGCCGCTAACTCAGAAACCCGTCTATAAGCCGTTGTAGAAAGACTTGGGTCAAATACAAGTGGGTCATGCCCTGTTTGGTACAAAAACATTGCACCATTCAAGTTAGCCATTTGCCAATTACTTGCGGTAATGGTTGGGGCAGTACCCCCTCCCCCATAGGTCAAAGTAGTAATTGTTGAACTAGACAACTTGTATAACTTATTGTTACCAGCCATGATGATGTATGAAGTTCCATCATTTGTAATCAACTCGCCAATAGCAGTAATGTTGTTTGTGCTTAAATCTGTGTTTAATGCAGAGTTAACTTTTGTCCAACCTTTTCTAGCACCTACACGACCATATTGGTCAATGACACAATTCACCGCAGTCAAAGCAAATCCACTCGCTAAATCTAAAGACGAGTCTTGGGTGTTCAACCCATAAAAGCCAGGGGCTGTGATGGAAAATGTTTGTATCTGTTGAGCCATTAAACAGCCGTAAACGCATCGTTTTCAGGGGAACGAGCCAACTCTAAAGCAATCAAGTCAGAGAGTGACGCTTTGTATATCCCATAGGCTTCTGAACTGTTTAAACCACCATCCTCGCCACGTTCAACCAATGCCCTAGCAAATGCACCCAAAATAATAGGTTCTTTTGCTAATAAAGTTGTACTCGCATCTGTTGAAAAGTCATTCTCAGGAATAACTAGGCTAAATCTAATGTTATAGGCTTTATCAGGGACAGGCCAAAAATTAACCTTCAAATCACCATTAGTGTCAACTGTGCCAAACGTATAGTTAACAGGTAAGTTTTGTTGAGGTGTTTGAATGGTGTAATAGTATGTATCGTAGAGTTCATGGGTAATAGGAGTCAGAACATAGTAACTAGTTGTGTTAATCACATCAATTGTTTTGAAGCGTACACCAGCACCTGTAAGACTGTAATTACCTGCTGTTCCTGCCGTTAACGTTACTGTGATAGCAGTATTAAAGGCATCCCAATCGTAAGCATCTGCAACACTACGCTTAGTATCGTTGACAAACTTGCCAACTAAAGCAGATAAAGTGTTTTCAGCAACAGAAGTAACAATAGGTTCACGCAAGCGAACCATTACATCGTTAACAATACTTAAATAAGTAGGTAATGCCATGACTACTTCCCTTTGTTCCTTGAGGAAATCGCTTTCGCTTTTGCCTTTGCGTCAGCCTTGGAATTTGCACCCCATGCCTTCAACGAAAGAAGCAGTCTTGTTGGTTCTCCATCCTTGTACTCTGCACCAGCCATATTGCCCATGCGAGCCAAGAAACTTGCTCTGCGAGGGTTATCCCCCGACTTTACTGGTGCTTTGAGATTGCCACCAGTTTCAGCATTATAAGATGCTCTGCCCTTGGAGTTCAACCCTCCTTTGGCATTTTGTCCTTCTTTTCTTTGCCAAGCAGGGGTCTTCATAACTCAATACCCTATTTTTTTCTTCTTCTTAGGTTTAGTCATTCCAGCCTCTGACATAGCAATAGCCACCGCTTGTTTTTGAGATGTAACTACTTTGCCAGTTTTAGAACCTGAATGTAAAGTGCCTGATTTCCATTCTTTCATAACTTTACCAACTTTAGCCATTTTCTTTGTTATCATGATTACTCCTTAGACCAATTCTGTAACTGAAACAGTTGAAGTAGTAATTGTTGCATCTTTGATAAAAGCAATCTTTTGAGAAGGACTTACTCGTACTATTTCAACACAATTAGGTGGAATCATTGCTGATGTTGTAAGACTTGCAGTTGGGCTAGTGCCAATTGAATAGTGGCAATGACCTTGACCACAAGCAATGCGAATCATAGTAGTTGTAGTACCAAAAGCCGTCATTTGAACGCTACTGGTGGTTACTGTTGCCACTTGGGTTGTGCCATTAGTAGCAACTCCAAAAGCCACTTGGTTGGGGTCGAGTTGAAAGGTACTCATGTCTTTTCCTTACTGAAGGGTTAGCATATAAAGGGTATTTTGATAAAGACCCACGATTTCGTCAATTGTGTTGTGCAAAGCAGTCTCAGTTCTTGGGCAAATTTGTTGACGATTACCCTCAATCCATTCCATCTCTGCTCTCAAAACCTCAGATATTGTGCCTTTGTATTCATTGGGTACGCTAGGAATATCTAATACCATTGCGTATCTGCCTTGAAATTGTTGAGCAAAGTCATCTGCCAAAGGAATAATAGAGTTGTAAAACGTATTTAAAGCATCGTGCTCACTAAAGGATTTAGTCTTTAAGTGAACTTTGTGAGCCGTATCCCTTGCTTGGAATAGAAGTCCTACAAACTTACCAGCCACACTATTTGCCATTTTTATTCCCCTTCATAGATGCTTTCATTGGTTTGCCAACAGCAAGAATAAATGTAACTTTTGTTTCACCACGTTTTTTTGCACCTTTTACTGCAGAATTTGCATTTTTATATGTTTGTGTTTTGAGTTTAGTTGCCATGATTAATCCTTGGTTATTGAGCCGCCTGATTTCCATGCGTCACAGGTTCTTAGTGCCGCACAGGTAAAATGAAATAACTCGCAAAATCCAAGGTCTGCCGCATCAATGAACTGTTGGTCATAGTCCAACTCATTGGGACTAGACTTAGATTTCTCCAGTCCTGACTTAATGCACTCCATCATTTTAGGAGTCTGAATAAATGCGGCACAGTTGCCACATCTCATATCTTTAATTACGTCTGTTGGTGCGTTATACATCTTGGCTTTTTTCAGCCAAAACGCATCATTAGCATCATTAGGATTTGGTGGGCCATATCCATACTCTTTAAAGGCATGGTTTCTGTTTTTCAGGTTAACCGAAACATCTTGAGTAGGCAAAGGACAAACTGTGCCTGACAGTAAGCCTTCTTTCACTTTAGCCACCTAGAAGCAAAGAAACTAATCACACCACTAAAAACAGAGGCAATTGCCATTCCCATCCAAAACCCACCCTTAGATTGATTAGCCAATTCTAAAAGTAACTTAACATCTGTACCCAATTGAGAAACCTGTGTCTGTAAAGACTCTACTTGAGCCTCTAACTTGCCAAAGTCTCTAGCGTCAATATCAGACATTCTGAACCTTTCGAGGTCTACCCATCTTCTTAAATTGCGGGATGGGAGGATTAAATTTTACTTCATTTAAAGGTTCTTCTTTTACATCATCTAACCGAATATAGTTAGGATGACCTCTCATGGAATCAATGTCATGTTGAAGATTGAAGGTAATAACAGTACCTGTCGTTGTATCTTGAAACTGAGCCATAAAAACCTTTAAATGAAGAAAAGGGGGTTTGTGACCCCCTCCCCCTGTTAGACGATTAAACGCCCAACGACTACACGAATCTTAGTTGATGCTAAGTCAACAGTAGAGCCACTTTCGTTTTGTACACGCAAAGAGACTACATCAGCCGCAGAGACATAACCTGTAACAGTTAAACCCGCTTCTGATACTGCAAATGAACATCCTAAAACCATGTCACCTAATGCAACCCCAGGTACTGCAATAGTGTCTGTCTCTCCTGCCGCATCTACCAAAGAACCCGCATCAAGTGTTGCTGTGACCACCCAAGTGTCGCTAAACATTCCTCGGAACTGGTCATTACCTCTACGTGAGGTGATTGACGTTGCTGCTGCCATTTTGATTTCTCCTAATTGTGATTAAAAAAGACCCCCCCACTAAGGAGGGGGCAACTGCAATTAGGCAGGTACTGCTAAAGCAAATGCGGAAGAAGACTTAGCCAATCCCGTAGATGCGGCAGTACGCAATGCGGCAACACCATACAGAGTGTCAGCAGTAAACAATGTACCGAGGTACTCTTGTTTGTACTGAGTCTGCGAGCGAACTGCAACTTGCTCAACCAATACCATAGCCTCTTTGTGACCCATCAAGCAAATGCGGTCAGTTTGAGTAGAACCATAACCTACGTCAGCGTTGCTAGTAACAAATACGGGGATGCCGTATAGGTTACCAATTTCGCCATTGCGGATTGTGTCTCCATTACCAACAAAAGCCTGCTCTGTATAACGGGCAAGACCCATTAAAGTGTTACGGCTTGAGGGTGGGATGATGAAGAAACGACCATCCATAGGAGTGTCATTATCATCAAGACGTTGGATAGTTCTGCGAATAGCGGCATCAGTCAATGCAGAAGCATTGGAAGTTGATGAGTTATAAGCAGTTGTACCATCGCCACCAATGTAGGCTTTAGTTGTTGCAGATGAAGTGTAATAGTCATCAGTTCCAACTGTTGCACCATTGAAAGAACGACCCAATTGAATCAAATCGGTATCTACTTGCTTGGCAAGTGCATAACCTGCATCTGCTGTGTAGAAAGAGCGCAATGAGTTCAATGCTTGTGCTTCGACAATATCTTCAATCAAACGTGAGTATTCATAATGTTTATTTATGCTTACTTGCACTTCTGATTCAGTATTGACAATCAAAGTAACTGCGTTTGTAGCGGCTTTGGCAGTAGCAGAACCACGAACAGGGGCTGGAATGTGAATGGTGTCACCCTTCTTACCCTTGAAGTTCATCTTCATTACCAAATTTGCTAAAACTAGGTTCTTTTTATATGCCGCAATAATCTCATCCGACCAAATTTGGGGGATGAATTTAGCCGCAGTAGTAGTTGTTGTATTACTTGCGGGGGAAAATGCTGTTCCTGTTGCCATGTTAATTCTCCAAAAAACAAAAAGTTAAATTACTTGACTCGCCCATCGGAATATGCTTGCATGATTTCATCACTTAAAGCATCATAACGATTAGGGTCTGTCATTTTGAGCCTGATTAGGTCTGCCCGTCTGTAAATTCTTTTACCTGATTCTCCCGACCCACCTGAATCAACTTGAGCCGCACGAAGGTTTGTTTTCCTCTGTGTCTCGCCTTGTTCTTCAACTTGCTTGGATTTAACTCCACGCAACTCTTTGTAGGTACTGAGCAGTTCGTGAGCCGAATCATAGTCAAATTCACCATCAGCCTTGGCATACAACCCTATGCGAACAGGTGAAGATTTCACCCAGTTTACAAAGTCCGAATCTTGCACTAATTGTGAAAAATCAGGATGGTTCTGTGCCAACTTCTGTTGAATCTGCATCCTTTTGAAATCTTGACCCGCTTGTCGAGCCGCCATTACATCAGGATGACTATCAATCGTCTGTCTTACTGCCCTTTGAGGGTCTTCAAAAAAATCAACTTCAGGTTTTACTTCTGTCGGTTGCGGTTTACTTACAAGGTTTTGCTTGATAAGTTCATCAGCTAATTTGCGTACTTCACCCACCTCTTGAGCCTGTTTACCAATCAACTTTTCAGCCTCTTGGTGCATTTTGATGACTTCTTCAAGCCTTTTATCCCTGTACTTGTCAGGGATGCCTGAATTGTCACTATCAACAGTTGTGTCTAATTTCGCTTCTTCAGCCTCTAACTCACCTTGCATCTCGTTTTCGTCATCAACTAACATACTTATTTCCTTTTCCAGCCAAAACTTTGGTTGTTGGACAATCAACTCGGCACTAGGCTTATGAGTTGGCTTTTTGCTCCGCTTTCAATTTATCGGTGTGTCGCTTGTCAAATCTGCCATGTGCTGACGGGAAATGACCACTCCACCCCTCCAAGTTAAAATTAGGAGCACTTACTACACGATGGGCTAACGCACCACAAACGCATTGGACTTCCACAGACTCATAATCGGTGAGTTTATCCATGCGGTGTCCACTTTCGCAGACAAATTCATACATTCTTTTCATTCAATTCCTCATAAGCCACTTCGCTGACCTGTTTCAAGGTTTTTAGCCAAGTTAATATGGAAAGTTCCCCTTTTTTGAATTGAAGGGATTTTTCGTCTTGAATTACAGAGATATTATTAAGGGAAACTATCATGTTGTCAATATCAATTAATAATTCCTTCCAACCCTCAGATGCCATCATCGAGAATCGGTCTTCATAGTATCTTTGTAATTCAGGTGTCATGCTGGAGTTTCCTCAACAGGAGGCTCAGGAATAACAGGAGCAGTCCAATTAGAACCATCCCATGTCCAACCAATTCCAATTTCATCAGGTGCAGGAATACAAGTTATTCCTTCAGGGGGTTGCCACTTATTTGTGTCTCCATCCCATAAAGAAACATTCTCAACCACACCATTTTTAACCATTGCGTATCGTATTACCATGAAGTTACCACTACCTTTCCTTGTGCTCCTACACCACCACGACCACCAATAAGAGTGCCTCCACCCCCACCAGCACCACCTCCGCCCGGAGTTCCACCATCACCACCTTTAGAGCCAGTTCCTGCGTTATTAGCCGCACCGCCTGCTCCTCCGCCTCCTGCTTTGGTTGAATCTCCTGCCGCACCATTTGCTGATGCAGTTCCTGTATTTATTGCCGCACTTGCCGCACCACCACCTGCTGTAGTAGCCGCACCACCTGTTAAGCCTCCTGCTCCACCAAGTTGTGAAGTACCCGGAGTTGCTGCATCAATACCCCCGCCTCCGCCTCCGCCTGCCGCAGAGAAATATGAAGAACCTCCAGCCGCACCTGCATTGGTTGAAGTTGATGCACCGCCACCACCTCCGCCACCTAAATATGATGAACCAGTTCCACCGGGAGTCGTTCCCGCTGATGAACCACCTCCGCCTCTATGGTCATCAGATGCTGTTGCTAATGATACTGCTACAGTTGCACAAAGACCTCCTGATGTACCTGTTGAAGTCGTTGCTGGAGAACCATTAGCACTTCCCCCTGCACCGCCACCTCCACCACCGCCAATAGTTGCAGAAACACCACCTCCACCTCCACCATAAGCAACTAAGAAGTTGCCAAAACGTGATGTGCTTCCTACCAATCCCGCTACACCAACAGCAGAAGTTCCACCACCCCCTCCGGGTTGAGATGACGCAACAGTAACACCAACAAAAGGAGTTAATTCAGCAGACAAAAATTGCATTACTAAACGTAAACCTCCCCCTGCACCTCCGCCTCCGGGTCTTACAGTTCCTGCCGCCGCACCTGTTCCACCGCCTCCACCGCCTCCACCGCCTGTACAGTCAACAGATGTGTAAGTTACACCAGTAGGTCGAGTCCATATTCCATTAGCCGTAAATACTTGAATATCAGTTACCGCAGTAGGAGCAATTAACACATTACCATTG